AAAATCTGGAATAATATCAGAAGAAAGACCCGCTAAATCATGCTGGTCTACGAACCCATCCATTATTTTTTGTATGTCTTCGTCTGTTTTATATCTTTTTTCTCTATTAGGAGAATATTCTATGGATATAAATTTATCGTCAGATACACTGCTAAAAGCATCATTATATAAAGAAGTTAGCAAAGTCTGCACAAGTTCATTATCTCGTACAGTCATTAAATTTTTTATTAAATCCTCCCTAGATTTAAAACTGGCTCCCATCTGTTTCATTATCTGACCGATAACATTACTTCTGGAATAGTCCCCGTAAGAATCTATGGGTAAATTATACCTATTCGTTAAATCAAACGTCTTAGTACTATCAGGTTTTAAATCGTAATGACCTGTTAGTCCTCTAAATATATTCATTGCTTGACTTAATTCAAAACCACCACCAAAAGGCATATAAAAACCTCCGAATAAACCTACTTATAATATAAATTATTTAAAGTTCCATGTTTTATTTATTTGTTCTTTTTGTTGTTGTGTTCTAGCCTGTCTCATTAATTGAGATAATCCAAGTCCCAAATCAGGACTACCTCCATCTTTGTTAGATAAATCCATATAAACTTGATTTCTGTTCATATAATCTTTAGAATTAATACATTTCCAAATACCACCACATACAGAGTCGGCAATATCCTTAGAATTATTAGATATGTGGTCTATCTTTTTATCCAAATCCCTAAGACCTAATAATTCTGTTATTAACAATTCATTTTTAACACCTATTATTTTATTAGTGTAAACTAACTCTCTCAGAGTATAGTAAGGGTCTTTAGTTCTGTCCACGGATAAGTAATCAGTTTCCACATTACTTGTTCTCAAGAACTGTCTTGTAACATCCCCTTGAAACATGTCAGTAGTTATTACTTTTATAGGATATCCCATTTTTATTAGTAAGAATAAAAAGTCTATTACTTTTATTATGTTTATTTCTTCTCCCTTTTTAGCCTCTATGCCTATAGCAAAATCTACATAGAACATTCTCTCTCTTCTTTTTGCCCTAGGTATCTCTGGATTTTCTATAGTAGGTACTAATTCAAATTCTTCTAAGGTGCTATAGACAGAAGATAATCCAAATCTATCCTTTTTAGTAGCTATATCTAAGTGTACAAATCTAAAACTGTCTTGATGTAAAGGTCTTTTGAAGTATTCGAGATTAGTAACATAGTTTTCTAATTTATCAGAAGGGTCGCTAAAACTCATACTAATAGTATCGCTAACAAATCGGTTAGGATTCACAAATAAACTTCTAATAAGTTGTCTTGATTTAAATAAAGATACATCTGCATGAACTCTACGTCCCGCTATATCTCTTATATTTCTTATTAAAGCTTCTTTAAACTCGGTATAATAATTATAAGGAACATCTATTATACTCTCTTCCATATCTGGAGTAGTTTTTTCATCATCTTCTATTACTTTAGGGTCTCTCTTAGCATCTCCCAAGAAAACTTTAAAAGTATCCTTAGTAAAAGCTCCCTTTACCTGCCAAGCCGAAAGATTATCTCGGTAGTTACCAAAAGGGTTAGACTTTACAGTCTCTATAGCAGAATTCAAATAGTCCTGTTCATCTACAGGAGAACTTACCAACCATAAAATACCAGGCATGAAATCACTAAATTTATCAAACCTAGATTTTCTTCTTGTTTTAAAGAGTTGGTGAATATCTTCAGCCTTTTTAATAGCCTCTTTACCTAAATAGTAAGATACTTCGTCCATTAAACAACTAAAATTCATCTTACCTAACAAGTGGTTTATGTTAGAACCAATATTTACTAGGATTATATCATTAATAATTACACCTTCATCGGAGGCTGTGGTTCTAGCTTTAGGGGTAGCTTTCTTCTCTATAAAATAGGGAGATGTATTTACCATACCTAGGAATTTAGAGAAAGCAACAGAACTTCCCTGAGCTTTATCAGGTGTCATAATAGTAAAAGCAAAAGGGTCTAACTTCTTAGTCTGTAAATAATATGTGTACGGGTCTTTTAAACACATTAATTTATACATCTCATATACCATAGATGCTATAGCTATGGTTGTGTTATGAGTAACAGTAAAATCTCCTAACATATAAAGATGATTACCGTCTAATTCAAATCCATAATAGTCCCCCTCCCCCAAAGATTCCACTTTGAATCCTGTTTTAAGAGGGTCTTTGTTTAATTCTCTATTGCTCATCTTTTTTCTTAATAGCACTGTGGGAATATCACACAAAGTGCC